GCTTTGGTACGTTTTTCGGGATTATTCGCGTTTACACAGTTGTTTTTTCAGACCCGCTCCTGGAGAAACGCCGCGCATAAAAAAGCGCTTACCCCGTCATAGCGATGGAATAAGCGCACTTTTTTGAAATGGCGCACTAATGGCGCACTCGGAAAGCCCGTCCCGGAAAAAAGAAAAACCGCCATGTTCGCCGAATGGCTTAACAAAGCGGTTTGTTCTGGAGCTGGGAATGGGACTCGAACCCACGACCTGCGCATTACGAATGCGCAATGAAAATGTCTTTAAACGGCTTAGCTATGCGGGTTGTCAGCTTGTCTTGACACCCATCTGACACCCATCAGCCGAAAGAAACAGATTGAGCTTATCGAGGTTTCTAAGTTTGTGCTGCTTGTCAAGATGCGTGTAAATCCCCAGTGTGGTGGATATATCTGCGTGCCCCGCCTGTTCCTTGGCGGTGAGTACATCTACGCCAGCTAGATAGAGCATGGTGATGTATGTGTGTCTGAGTTGGTGTGGCGTGAAAGCTGGGATAAGCATAGGCAATTTCTTCGGACCCGGCTTTTTCTTCACCTGTTCTGCGTTCGCGATAATCGCCTGAGCTTTTCCGAGGTCAGCGTACTTCTTATTGAGCGTAGTCATGTAGCTGTTCCACATTCGCCGCCATGATGTTTCTGAATGCGGCTTGCCGTCTGTCTGGCATGACAGCAAAAAGTTCGTCTGCGGCTGTTTCCGGAGGTAATCAACGAGCACGTCCGGGATATACACCGTCCGCATACCGCTCTCGGATTTAGTTGCGTTAGCTATCGTGCCGGTATTCCCGGCAAATTCCATAGCCTTGCACACGGTGATACTGCGGGCATTGAGATCTATGTCCTGCCAACTAAGCGCCATGAGTTCCCCGCGCCTGAGCCCGGCGTACAGCATGATCATGGCGGCAGTCTGGGCGCGATGCGGAGTTTCACGGATCCAGCGCTGCTGCTCCTCGGAAATCGGTTCACGGATTTCCTTTTCAGTTTCCTTTGGCACTTTTACGCCGTCTGCGGGATTAAAATCCATTACTCGATTATCAATAGCAAGCCGGAAAATCTGGCAGGCTATATTTTTCAGATTTATCAATGTCTGCCGCGCGAGCGGCTTCCCTGTCGCTTCGGAGGGGCTTGTGGCAAGCCGGACGATTATGCTTTGTATCTGCGCGGATTTTATCTTGCTTATCGGGAAATCTGCAAGTTCATCGAGGTAGTGCCGCCGGTATTCATAGGAGCTCCACCGCTTTGCGGATACGTCCATTTTCTTCAGTTCTATCCAGCGTTCAGCCCAGTAGCCGAATGTGTCATTTTCCGCTGTAAGGTCGATTCCCTTCCCGAGCTTAGTTTTCAGCTCGGTGACTTTCTCCTGAAGCTCCTTGTTGTTCGCCGCATAGACGTATTTGTACTTGCCGTCCCCGAGGTATACCCGGGACTGCACTCGTCCGTCAGCGCGGGCTGTGTTTTTCATTCTTGGCATAGTGTCCTCCCTTGACAGGTGCGGACCTTTCGTGCTATAATATATCTGTTGGCGCGAAAGCGTCCACAATTGTTTGCATAGTGTTATTTTATATGTTTACCCTCGCGCAAGCGGGGGATTTTTTTATGTAATAATGTAAGTAATGATTGAGGCAGCGGCTACCATTCCAGCTATAACATACATCATACAGCCTCCGCCCATTACTGCTTTTCCAACTTTTCTCTGCATTCCTGCCTTTGTGGTAGGAATTCCGGTAGCCCGGGCGAATTTCTGCTTTGCTTTAGTCACTCCGAGCGCACGCCTCCAGCTAAAGCCCGGTATTACCGATTTTTTACGTCTCTTTGCCATAATATACTCCTATCTGTAGCAGCGCCCACAGGGTCCGTAGCCTGCTGCTTTTGCTTCTCTGCGTGTTATCTCAATTACTCCGTCCATTCTGCTACACTTCGGATCCCGGTGATATTTGGTGCCTTCGCCGCTGGCGGCTATGTATACTATAACGTCATCAGGCGATGTGGTGGCCGCTGTTGTTTCCGGCGGCGCTGCCGTTGTGATTACAGTTGTTTCCGGCGGTGTCGTTGTCGTGGCTGCGGTTGTAGTTGTTTCGGGAGGTTCAGTTTCTGCCGGTTCAACCGTTGGCTGTGCCTCAGCCGTTGGTTCCTTAGTAGAGACTGCCGTTGTGTTTTCAACGGTCGGTACAGCTGTCGCCTCTGCCGGCAGCTCCGACTGTTCAGACTGCTCTATCTGCTGTGTGTATGAGCTTGTAGGATACTCATAGTTGTGCTTGCCCTTGTTGGCTTCGTTTACGGCAATCGTACTGCCGCCGAGCAGAGCGGCGCAAACGGCAAGCGCGCCGATCTCCACTTTTGTCTTGGTTTTCATTTAATTACCTCCGTTTATTTAACTCGGAATTTATAGTATTCGTATGTATTACCGCCCTTATCCGGGGCGGCTTTTTTGCTGCTCAATCCACGGCTTGAAAGCCTCGAACACCTGCCGCTCCAGCGGCGATGTGAGAAACTTACCGCGCCCTCGCAGCTCTTTCATGCGCTTGGCACGGTACCCTGCGGCCTCCGCTGAGATGTCACAGATACGGGCTATTTCCTCCGGTTCGTAGGCTTCCAGTCCCCAGAGCACGCAGGCAGGAGCGAGAAGCCTCGCCGCGAATTCGTCCGCCTGGGTCTCCGCGGGTTCGCGCCTGTCCGAAGCTGTCCGAAAATGTCCGGATTTGTCCGGCGCCAGCTCATGCCCGAGCAGGATATGCCCGAGTTCATGAGCGACCGTGAAGCGCGTGCGCCCCCGGACTTCTTCATCTCGATACACTATCTGCCAGTTCCCCGCGCTGTCGAGCAGCGTACAGCCGGAGATTTCGGAATCCAGCAGGTGAATACTGCTGTTTTTCACGACTTTGATACCATAGAACGCCGCCACTTTCAGGACCTTAACCGGCATTGCCGACGTTCCGGTGCGTATAAGGCAGTTCCACGACGCGTCGCGTGCATCTTTATAAAGCTTATAGGAATCTATAATAATTCACCTCCACAGGATATTGTACCCTGTGGAAGTCGAATTATAGCGCTTTATCAGATGTCATTGTCGGGGTTCTGCGTTTCGTCCGGAGCTTCGTCGAGGCGCTTTTTCTGTTCCGGTGTCAGCGTTACGATCTCCGGTCCGCGATCGTCGGCGCTCCGGGAAGCTTTCAGATAAATGTTTTTACTTTCTTCTGTGACTTCCTTGACGGACTTCTCCAGAAAGGTCATAAGGTCGCCACGCATCTTCTTCGGAAGCGCGAAATAGTTCTCGACGATTTTCTTTTCCAGTAAGTCCATGTTGAATTGTCCCACCAGCTCGTCGAGAGCGGTCTGCTCTTTGTTTTCGCGTCCGAGAAGCTTGTCAACTGATGTTCCGAAATAATCAGCCATTTTGTTGAGCATTTCAATGTTTGGCTCGCGCTGCTCGTATTCATAATTTTGATAAGCTCGGAATGAAACACCGAGTGCGTTTGCTGCTTCCTCCTGCGAAACTCCCTTGCTTTTTCTGAGTTCCTTAAGTTTCAAACTCTTCACCTCCCTTCAACTATATTATACACTCGTTTCGGGTATATTTCAAGCGGGAAAATACACAAAAACACATAGCTCATTTTGTTCATTTTTGTTTGCACAAACCACTTGACAAATACTCGATATGGGTATATAATAACATACAGAAACGAACAAAACGAGTTTCGAACCAACAAAACGATTTTGAGAGGTATTAAAATGAAAGATGAATTAATGAATATGCTCAAAGAACTGATTCAGGCATACAACAACGCGGCTGAACAAATGGATTTCGATTACGTAAGAAAAATTGATACGAACAAATATTTTGTTGGCTATAAAGCCGCAACAAAAAAATCAATTTTGAAATTAAGCGAAATACTTAATGTAGCGGTAAATTTGACTAACGGGAAAATCGAAATCAATAACGCAGAGTGACGGGCGCAAGCCCGGTAATGTGGCAGACCGGTCACAAGCCCGGCCACGCAGAAAGGAGGCGAAAAATCATGACAGCAGCCAAGACATACGACAACCCGGTAGAGGAACTGGCGGCGCTGCTCGCGTTTCTCAACACCAAGACAGCCGCAGAGAAGCGTGAGATTCTCAAGGTGACTGAGGGCGCTAAGGTCGCGGTAAAGTACTACACTAACGACAGCAGATAAGGAGGTACACATGGCAAATATCAAGCGCCGACCGCCGACCACATGGGCGCAGGTGCCGCCCGTGCTCGACAGCGAGTATGTCGCGCTGCTGTTCGGGCTGACGGTACAGAGCGTCCGGGCACTCACCCGGCAGGGGAAAATCCCGGCGACAAAAGTAGGCGCGACCTACCGCTACGAAAAGGGCGCGCTCATGAAACTCATGAATGCGGAGGAGGTGAACCAGGTATGACCAAGCAAGAAAGAATCGATCTGATAGCCGAGATCGCGGCTGACATCGAAGAGATAAACGGAGGGGTCCATGCTGACAACATTTGAATTAAGCAAGAAGCTCGCAGAGCTGAACACCGAGTTCTGCAAAATGCTGAGCACCAATGACGGCGCCGAGCTGCTCCGCTGGATCAGCGTTGCGATGGAGTTCACGGAAGCGCTGCTCGCGGAATCCGTAGGCTCCGGAAGCCTTACGCAGAACGAGCGCGGGGCGATTCTCGCGGCGAAAGCCTCGAGTAAAAATCACTACGACAATCTCCAATATCTTTTAAAGAGCCGGACAGAGAGGGATCAGAGATGAAGATACTAATAGCCTGCGAGGAATCCCAGGCGGTATGTAAAGAAATGCGCCGGCTCGGCCACGAAGCATACAGCGCCGATATCCAGGACTGTTCTGGTGGACACCCGGAATGGCACATCAAGGGAGATGTCCTTCCGCTCATCAACGGGCGGTGCAGCTTCGCGACCTGCGACGGGGTTCGGCACGAAATCCCCGGCAGATGGGACATGCTTATCGCGCATCCACCGTGTACATATCTTTCAGGCGTAACAACACGGCATTTGTCGCTGAAAATGACACCGCCAGAAAAGGTTGTTGCCCGAATGTGGAAGCTTGCTGAAGCCGCTGTATTCTTTATGCAATTTGCGCTTGCTGATTGTGAACGCATATGCGTCGAAAATTCTCTTGGCTTTATGTCCACGCTTTGGAGAAAGCCAGACCAGATAGTACAACCTTATTATTTCGCCGAAAACCCGGACGATATAGAAAACTACCAAAAGAAGCGCACCTGCTTCTGGCTGAAAGGGCTGAAACCGCTTCAACGGACAACTCAACTTGCGCCGCCTCAGCCTTACGGATACACTAAGAGCGGACACCCTATTAACTTTGAAGAGGCTGGCGGGAAAATAGCTGGGGTTCAGCACGGTGGAAGCCGTGCCAAAGCTCGTTCCAAAACATTCCCCGGAATCGCCCGGGCAATGGCGGAGCAGTGGGCTGGGAGGTGCGAGGCGTGAAGAAGTACCTACCCTACGCAATAGCCGCCCTGGTGGGCTTCCACCTGCGCTGGCTCGTATCTACCGCGAACGGCTGGAGCTACTCCATGAACGGCATGGACATCATGATGGCAGTCACCTGCATTATTATGGTGTGGTCGTTCAAGGGAGCATTCCTCGGAGAAAGGAGGACAAGCAATGTACACGCCAGAGCAAAGAGACACAGCGGTCGAGCTGTACCGCAGAGGAAACAGCCTGAGGACATGCGCTAAGGCTATAGGCTGCTCGCACGGCATAGTCCGCAAGTGGGTCAGCGAAACAGACGTGCCTGTAAGGAGATACGGTGCGCACGTCTACCCCGAAGATATCCGCGAGGAGGTTCTCAAAGCACACCGCGAGGGACTTTCGCTCCGGGATATAAAGCGCGGGTTCGGCTGCGCACCACAGACGGTTATTTCATGGGAAAAGAAAAACCGCTCCTGAGTTGGCACTCGGGAAGCGGCAAAACAAAGTATTACATGCTCATTATATCATGAGCGAAAGGAAAAGTCAAGTGAAAAACGTATACGAGCAGATGGAGGAGCAGAACGCGCGGGAAAACGTAGCGGCATTTCTCCAGAAGCAGGCGCTCCCCTACGAGGCTAAGAAGACAGCCGCAAAGCAGCGTGTCCTTGAATACTACCACGAGATGTGCGATGTCCGGAACGCGAACGTTCACGTTTCAGTAGGAGGGCTGGACAGCATAACGCTGTTTATCTTCATTCGGGACTACTGCCACCTCGATGTGCCGGGGATATCCGCGAGCATTCTCGAGGACAAATCGGTGCAGGCGGTACATAAGCAGCTTGGTATTGAGGACGTGAAGCCCATCAAGAGCAAGGTGGCTGTTATCAAGGAGTTCGGCTTCCCGATTCTCTCAAAGGAGATAGCCACGAAAATCGAGCTTTTGCAGAACCCGACAGAGGATAACAAGACCGTCCGCCACGCTATCATCACCGGAGAAACCGGAGAATACGGCGGCTGGCAGAAAGACAGCCGCATGAAACTCTCACAGCGCTGGCTGAAGCTGTTCGGCGGCTACGAGAACGAAAACGAGGGCGTGAACTACGGCAAGCCGGATTTCAAGGTGTCCGCGAAGTGCTGCTACTACTAAAAGAGAAACCCTGCGACGACTGGGCTAAATCTCACAACAGCTATCCCTATCTCGGGCTTATGGCGAGCGAGGGCGGGCGGCGGCAGAAAGCGCTCATGCTGCACGGCTGTAATTACTACGGGAAAACCACTATCCGGAGCGCTCCGTTTGCGCCGTTTTCCCGGCAGGACTTACTCAGGCTTGCGCTGGAACTGAACGTTCCCGTTCCGGAGATATACGGCACGATAGAACGCAACGCAAAGGGCGAGTACTACACCACAAAGGCGCAGCGGACAGGCTGCTCGATGTGCGGTTTCGGAATCCAGCTTGAAAAGCGACCGCACCGCTTCGACAGGCTCCGCAAAGCAAATTACGGTGAGTGGTATTACTGGATGTACACCGTTGGCTGGGGAAAAGTCCTCGACTATATCGGCGTAAAGTGGGAGGACGAGGTCGCCGAATATGAGCAGACCATGCTCCCGGGATTTCTGGATTATGTATGGAGGGATAAATCATGATAAAAATAACCAACCTGGAACTCGAAAACATCAAGCGCATAAAAGCGGTGCAGCTCACCCCGTCGGAGAGCGGTCTGACAGTCATCGGCGGGAACAACGGCCAGGGCAAGACCTCCGTGCTGGACGGAATAGCCTGGGCGCTGGGCGGCGACAAGTTCAAGCCCTCGCAGCCGCAGCGGGACGGCTCGGTAATTCCTCCGCACCTGCGCGTGACCCTCTCGAACGGGCTTATCGTAGAGCGCAAGGGCGACCGGGGAACCCTCAAGATAACCGACCCGAACGGCGGCAAGGGCGGTCAGCAGCTCCTCAACGAGTTCATCGGGCAGCTCGCGCTCGACCTGCCGAAATTCATGCAGGCGACCAGCAAGGAGAAGGCGCAGACCCTCCTCCGGATAATCGGCGTGGGGGACAAGCTCGCCGCCCTCGAACAGCAGGAGCAGAACGCCTATAATCAGCGCCGCGCCGTCGGGCAGGTCGCCGACCAGAAGCAGAAGTACGCCGACGAGCTCCCGGACTACCCCGAAGCCCCCGCCGAGGAGGTCAGCATTTCCGAGCTGCTCCGCAGTCAGCAGGAGATACTCGCGAAGAACGGCGAAAATCAGCGCCTGCGGCAGAACCGCGATATATGCGAGCAGGAATTACTCCGCGCCCGGCAGGAGTACGACCGCGCCGCGGAAGTCCTCGCCCGCGCACAGCAGGCAGCCGAGACCGCCCGCAAGTCCGCCGCCGACCTCACGGACGAAAGCACCGCCGAGATCGAGCAGAGCATTCACGACATCGACGTTATCAACGCGAAAGTCCGGGCAAGGCGCGAGCGCGACCGCGCCCTCACGGAGGCGCAGGAGACCCGCGAGCAGTACAACGAGCTGACAGCGAAGATAGAGGATATCCGCGCGCAGAAAACCGCCCTGCTGGACGGCGCAGACCTCCCGCTGCCGGGACTTTCCGTGCAGGAGGGCGAACTCACCTACAACGGCGCAAAGTGGGACTGCATGAGCGGCGCGGAGCAGCTCCGGGTATCTGCGGCGATAGTCCGCAGGCTGAACCCGCAGTGCGGATTCGTCCTCATGGACAAGCTGGAGCAGATGGACGCCGCGACCCTCGCGGAGTTCGGAGCATGGCTGGAGCAGGAGGGCTTGCAGGTGATAGCGACCCGCGTCAGCACCGGCGGCGAGTGCAGTATCATCATCGAGGACGGCTATGCGAAGCCGACTGAACAGCCTGCAAATACAGCCGCTACAGCCGCGCCGACAATCACCAGCGCAGGCACGGACGCCGCCCCGCAGAGGGCAACCTGGAGTAAAGGAGTATTCTGATGGATTTCAACATTTCAACCGGAAAAGTACACACCGCCGTTAAAACGGTGATTTACGGCGCGGAGGGAATCGGCAAAACGACCCTCGCGGCGCAGTTCCCAAGCCCCCTTTTCATCGACACCGAGGGCTCTACAAAGCAGCTCGACGTAGCGAGATTACCCGCGCCGTCAAGCTGGGAAATGCTCCTCCAGGAGCTGGATTTCGTCCGTGACAAGCGCCCCTGCGCGACCCTCGTAATTGACACCGTAGACTGGGCGGAGCAGCTCTGCATAGCCGACCTCTGCGCGAAGAACGGCAAATCCGGAATCGAGGATTTCGGCTACGGCAAGGGCTGGGAGTTCGAAAAGGAGAGCTTCGGGAAGTTCCTGAACAAGCTCACCGAGGTGATAAACGCCGGGATAAACGTCACCCTGACCGCGCACGCGGCTCTCCGGAAGTTCGAGCAGCCGGACGAGATGGGAAGCTACGACCGCTGGGAGATGAAGCTCGGCAGCAAGACCACGAACAAGATATCCCCGCTGATAAAGGAGTGGGCGGACATCGTGCTGTTCTGCAACTACAAGACCGTCGTAGTCCAGACGGACAAGGACGGCAAGAAGCACAAGGCGCAGGGGAACCGCCGCGTGATGTACACCCAGCACCACCCCTGCTGGGACGCCAAGAACCGCTACGGGCTCCCGGAGGAGATTCCGATGGAGTACGCGCAGATAGCGCAGATCTTTTCAAATTCGGAATTCGGAATGCGGAATTCGGAATTAAGGGGTCCTGCTTCGCAGGACGGGATTTCAATGCCTGCTAATGATACGGTGCCTGCTCCGAGTGCTTCCGCGCCAGTTCAGCCGGGTATTCCGCAGAGCCTCGCCGACCTGATGAGCGCTTCCGGGATAACTGAACAGCAGATTCGCGCAGCGGTCGCGATGAAGGGCTACTTCCCGGAGGACATGCCGATAAGCGCCTACCCGGAGGACTTCGTCAGCGGCGTTCTGGTCGGCGCGTGGAAGCAGATTGTTGATTTCATCAACGAACAGAAATACCCGTTCTGATTTTGCAGTAAAATGCAGTATTTTACATGCTAAACTCGGTCAGGGAGGAAAGAAAAACTTCCTGCAACATTATATAGGAGGACACCACAATGTCAGAAATCGAAAGAGAATTAGGCTGGGACGATGAAATATCCCGCGAAAGCGACTTCACGATAATCCCGGAGGGCGACTACGACTTCACCGTGACCGGCTTCGAGCGCGGACGTTACGACGGTTCGGAGAAGCTCCCGCCCTGCAACATGGCGATAGTTACCCTCGCGGTAACGCTGCCGGACGGAAGCAACGCGAACCTCAGGCACAGACTTTTCCTGCACACCCGCTGCGAGGGACTGCTCTCCGCGTTCTTCACGGGTATCGGTCTGAAGCGCAAGGGCGAACCGCTCCGCATGAACTGGAACGCCGTCCCCGGCGCGCACGGCCGCTGCAAGATAACCGTCCGCAGCTGGAAGGGCAAGAACGGCGAGGACATGCAGTCCAACGATATAAAGAAGTTCTATGATCCGTTTGAAAATTCATCTGCAAGCGCACCGCAGGCACAGCCGCAGTATCAGCAGTACGCACAGCCGACGCAGTATCAGCAGGCTCCGCAGAACGCCCCTGCTAATCAGCCCACCGGCGTATTCACTCCCGGAAAGTGGTGAGCGCATGGAAAATCAGCTCACTTTACTTGAGCCCGCCCCCGCCGAACCTGCGGTCAGACCCGCGCCGATAGCGCTCCGACCCTACCAGAACGAGGCGAAATCCGCCGTGCTGGGTCAGTGGGAGCAGGGCGTACAGCGCACCCTGCTCGTGCTCCCGACCGGCTGCGGCAAGACGATAGTTTTCGCGAAGATATCCGAGGACTGCGTGAAGCGCGGCGAGCGCGTGCTCATTCTGGCGCACCGCGGGGAGCTCCTGGAGCAGGCGGCGGACAAGATACATAAAGCCTGCAATCTCAACTGCGCCGTAGAGAAAGCCGAGGAGACCTCCCTCGGCTCGTTCTGGCGGATAACCGTCGGGAGCGTTCAGACCCTCATGCGGGAGAGCCGCCTCGCGCGGTTCCTGCCGGATTACTTCGACACTATCATAATAGACGAGGCTCATCACGCCGTCTCCGACAGCTATCAGCGCATTTTACAGCACTTCAGCGGCGCGAAAGTCCTCGGCGTGACTGCGACCCCCGACCGCGGCGACATGAAGAATCTCGGTCAGGTGTTCGATTCCCTGGCGTATGAGTACACCCTTCCCCGCGCTATCCGGGAGGGCTACCTCTGCCCGATAAAGGCGCTGACTATCCCGCTGAACCTCGACCTCACCGGGGTTTCCGTCCAGGCGGGGGACTTCCGCGCCGCAGACCTCGACACCGCCCTCGAGCCGTATCTCTATCAGATAGCCGACGAAATGCTCCGCAACTGCGCCGACCGGAAGACGGTGGTGTTCCTGCCGCTGGTCAAGACTTCGCAGAAGTTCCGGGATATCCTCAACGAGCGCGGATTCCGGGCGGCGGAGGTCAACGGAAATTCCGACGACCGCGCGGAGATACTCCGGGATTTCGAAGCCGGAAAGTACAACGTGCTCTGTAATTCAATGCTCCTCACCGAGGGCTGGGACTGTCCCTCTGTGGACTGCGTGATAGTCCTCCGCCCGACAAAGGTGCGCGGACTTTACTGCCAGATGGTGGGCAGAGGAACGCGGCTCAGCCCCGGCAAGAAAGACCTGCTGTTACTGGACTTCCTCTGGCATACTCAGCGGCACGAGCTGTGCAGACCCGCGCACCTCATCTGCGAGAGCGGCGAGGTAGCGCAGAAAATGACGGAGAACCTCGCGGCGGCGGGCTGTCCGCTGGACATCACCGAAGCCGAAGAAAGAGCGGAAACCGACGTAGTAGCTCAGCGGGAGGAAGCCCTCGCGAAGCAGCTGGGCGAAATGCGTAAGCGCAAGCGCGCGTTAGTTGACCCGCTCCAGTTCGAGATGTCGATACAGGCGCAGGACCTGTCCGGCTACGTTCCGTCGTTCGGCTGGGAGATGTCCCCGCCGTCGCAGAAGCAGCTCGACGCGCTGGAGAAGTACGGAATCTACCCGAACGAGATAGAGAACGCGGGCAAGGCGGCAATGCTCCTCGACCGCCTGAACAAGCGCCGCATGGACGGACTTTCCACCCCGAAGCAGATACGCCTGCTGGAGAATAAAGGCTTCCTGCACGTCGGGGAATGGACGTTCCAGCAGGCGAGCAATATGATAACGAGAATCGCCGCAAACGGCTGGCGCGTACCGCACAGCGTAATTCCCGCAGAATACACGCCAGAATAATTCGGAATTCGGAATGCGAAATGCGGAATTTCGGTGTCCGCTGTCGCGGACGTATTCCGATTGTATCGAATTTAAATCAGTCCCGCGGAGCGGGACACATTCATTCCGAATTCATAATTCCGAATTCCGAATTTGAAAGAAAGGTGCTTATGAATCTAACAGAATGTTTAAAATACATAGACCCCGCGTCGCTGGACTATCAGACCTGGGTGAACGTCGGCATGGCGCTGAAACACGAGGGGTATTCCTGCGACGTCTGGGACGACTGGAGCCGCAGCGACAGCCGCTATCATTCCGGCGAGTGCGCGAAGAAGTGGGAGAGCTTCGGCGGGAATCCGAACCCCGTCACCGGGGCGACGATAGTCCAGCTCGCAAAGGAGCGCGGAATGCCCGCCGCGGAAAGCCGCGCACTGGATTGGGACGACGAGATATCATATGAAGCCCCGGAGGAGCACGTCGTGGTCAACAGAAACTGGGTGGAAGGACGCGAGATAAACCCGCCCGCCGACTGGAATCCCGCGCGGGAAATAATCCGCTACCTGGAAGCGCTGTTCGAGCCGGAGGACAAGGTCGGCTATGTCATGCAGAGCTACGAAAAGGACGGCAGGTTCATTCCCGCGAACAAGGGCGCCTACGACCGCACGGCGGGTCAGCTCATCGCGCACCTGTCGAAATGCGGCGGCGATATCGGCGCTGTCCTCGGGGACTACAACCCGCGCGCGGGGGCGTGGATACGCTTCAACCCGCTGGACGGCAGGGGTATCAAGAACGAGAACGTAACGGAATTCCGCTACGCGCTGTTGGAGAGCGACAACGTCGATATCGAACAGCAGAACGCGATAATCCGCGAGCTGGAGCTCCCGGTCGCGGCGCTGGTCTACAGCGGCAAAAAGAGCCTGCACGCTATCGTCCGAATCGACGCGGAGAACTACGAGGAGTACCGCCGCCGGGTGGATTTCCTCTACCAGATATGCCAGAAGAACGGCTTACAGCCCGACACGCAGAACCGCAATCCTTCGCGGCTGTCGAGGATCCCAGGCGTACAGCGCGGCGAGAACCGGCAGTACATAGTCGATACGAACATCGGCAAGGCGAGCTGGAACGAGTGGCGGGAATGGATAGAGGGCGTGAACGACGACCTCCCGGGTTTCGAGAACGCGGCGGATTTCTGGAACGACATGCCGGAGCTTGCGCCGCCGCTTATCGGGGGCGTTCTCCGGCAGGGGCACAAAATGCTCATCGCGGGACCCTCAAAGGCGGGCAAGTCGTTCGCGCTGATAGAGCTGTGCGCGGCTATCGCGGAGGGTCGGGAGTGGCTCGGCTGGAAAGTCGCGCAGGGACGTGTTCTGTACGTCAATCTGGAGCTGGACAAGGCTTCCTGCGAGCACAGATTTGCTGACATCTACAACGCGCTCGGCTGGAAGCCGGAGAACCTCCGGAATATCGACATCTGGAACCTGCGCGGCAAGTCCGTGCCTATGGACAAGCTCGCGCCGAAGCTGATACGCCGCGCCGCAAAGCGAGATTACCTCGCGATAATCATCGACCCTATCTATAAGGTCATCACCGGCGACGAGAATTCCGCCGACCAGATGGCGCACTTCTGCAACCAGTTCGACAAGGTCTGCACGGAGCTTGGCTGCGCGGTGATATACTGCCACCATCACTCAAAGGGAGCGCAGGGAGCCAAGCGCAGCATGGACAGAGCCTCCGGCTCCGGCGTGTTCGCCCGCGACCCGGACGCGCTGCTCGACCTCATCGAGCTGGGGCTTCCGGAGGCGCTCGTCAGGGAGGAGCAGAACAAGGCGGTGTGCAATATCTGCTATGACCTGCTCGTCCGCAGCGGCAAGGCAGGCGGCATTTCACAGGACGACATGGTTACGGCCAAGGCAATGCGGGAGCACGTCAGGAATGCGCTTGCGGGGGATTCCCTGCGGCAGGCGGAGGAAAGTATATCGGCGGCGGAGAAGCTGGCTGAAAGTCGTTCCGCGTGGCGTATCGAGGGCACTCTGCGAGAGTTCCCGAAGTTCCCGCCGGTGAATGTGTGGTTCGATTATCCGATACATAGGATAGACATGTCGGGGGTGCTGAAAGATATTCAGCTTGACGCCCCTGCGCAGCCCTGGCAGCGGAATTTCAGCAAGAAAAAGTCCGACAAGGAACGCAAGGACGAGCGTAAGGAGTCTATTGAAAGCGCGTTCAACTTCTGCTGTATGGACGGCAAGGAAGTCGGAATATCCGAGCTTGCGGAGTACATGGGAGTGACTGAAAAGACAGTCCGCACACGTCTGAAAGAACACGGCGGCTTCTATGTAGAGGACGGCAAGGCAGGGAAAAAGTCGAAATGATTTCCTTTCCCTCAAAAGGAAAAAGTCGGAGAATTTCCCTTTCCGTGCGAGGGAAAATGTCGAGATTTTCCCGCCGTCATTTTGGAGGGAAAAAGTCGGTAAAAACCGAGTTTTTCCGAGGGAAGGAAAATCTATATACTACGTATATAGGTTTTTCCCTTTCCCTCCGGTCAGGGGGGAAGTAGTCGTGCGACAGCTTACGCACGACGACTCCTTCCCCTGTCCTGACAAAGCAAATTTTTTTCTCAGAAAGGAGAATGTAATAATATGGTAAATGAATGTTACAACTGCGGCGCATATGATTCAGACCGCGAGGGCTGCACAATGCCTAGCTGCGATAAATTCTATGCGTGTCCCTTGGAGGATTCCTCATTGCAGTTCTTCCTGCCGATGATACCGCCGACGGTGACGGCGCAGGAACACAAGGTTTCCGTCAGGAACGGCAAGCCGGTGTTCTACGACCCTCCGGAACTCAGGGAAGCCCGCGCGAAGCTCACGGCGCACCTGGCACAGCATAAGCCGGATAAACCGTATACCTGCGGAGTTCGGCTGATAACACGGTGGTGCTTCCCAGTAGAGGGTCACGCTGACGGCGAGTACAGAACGACAAAGCCGGACACGGATAATTTGCAGAAGCTCCTCAAGGACTGCATGACTGCGGTCGGATTCTGGAAGGACGACGCACTTGTCGCTTCGGAGCTGTGCGAAAAGTTCTGGGCGCAGATGCCCGGGATTTTTGTAAGAATCGAGGTGCTGTTATGAAGCTCGAAGAAGTCACGAAAGCGGCGGAACAGGGCGCGGTAGTCCTGCACACGCACATGGGGATAACCTCCAGGTGCAGGATATCCGGAGTTATCACGCGGTACGCGAAAGGCGCCTGGACGTACTCCCTGGAGCTTACGGACGTAAATACGCCCAGCGTGATAATCGCCGCGCTGGACGAGGTAGAGGTGGAGAAAAATGCGTGAAATACTTTTCCGCGGGAAGCGGACGGACAACGGCGAGTGGGTCAAGGGCTTCTACGTTTGCATACCTGATACACACTATATCATGACAGGAAAATTTGACAGCCTTACGAATGGTATAATCAACAGTGAAGCGTACAAAGTTGACCCCTCGACCGTCGGTCAGTTCACCGGGCTGGAAGATAAGCTCGGAACAAAGATATTTGAGGGAGATGTCATTGACGACCTCGGTGTTGAATATATCGTGGTCTTCGATAGCGACTACGCGCAGTTTAGGGGCAAATTTGATGGTTGGAACGCTGAAATCAGCCATATTGCAAGCAGATGTGAGGTAATCGGCAACATCTACGACAACCCGGAACTACAACCCGGAACTGCTGGAGGTGAGCAAAAGTGATTAGTGCATTCATAGACGCATACACCGAAATCGCTGAGACAATGCGCCGGATTGAACGCAGCGAGGAACGTGCACGCGCTGAAAGTGATTTCAAGAGGTTTGTGGCTAAGAAGAGCCGGAGCAGGAAGCAGAAGCACAAGGGAAACAAAAAGAGGTGAACCGCGATGAATAAAAAAGCAGTGCTGCTTAGCGTGCAGCCGAAATGGTGTGCTCTTATCGCGAACGGTAAGAAAACGGTCGAGGTGCGCAAGACCATTCCGAAGATTGAAACTCCTTTTAAGTGTTACATATATCAGTCTAAGAGCAAAGACCGATTGATATATGTAATGAAAGATGGCGATGAAAATTACGGCGAGATTTACCACGGGAAACCGGTATTCATTACAACATATTCGAAGTATTCAAATCCTTACGAGCAGAAAGTCATTGGAGAATTTGTCTGCGACAGGATAATAGACGTGGACTGCGACAGCATAGCTCCATTTGACAAAAGCACGGGAATTTACATTGATAAGCAATGCTGTTTATCAAGAGAAGAACTTTGGAAATATACCGGCGGTCATTGCGCTCACGGCTGGCACATCTCAGAACTGGTAATCTACGATAAGCCGAGGAAACTGAACGAGTTTAACATTGTCGACAACGCTGCTGTTTTATCTTGCATACATCGTGAAATTATAGGTCAGCCCGAATATAAAACGGCTCATAACGGGTGGATAAAAGGCAGTTATATATGCCATGCAGGGAGCGAACCAGACTGGTGTACTAAATGTAGAACAAAACCACTTGAAAGACCGCCGCAGTCATGGCGCTATGTGGAGGTGAGCGGGAATGAGATGTGACAATTGCCCGTTATGCCCTATCGCCGAGGACGATGTGTGCTTTGAGGCAGAGGGGAAATATGGTATAGAACACGCTGACGGTATGCTTGGCTGCAAACACCCATGGAACTGGATTAAGAAACGCGATGAGGAATACACGGAGTACTTAGGCAATATGGGTACCGATATGGGAATTGAAGAGATGTTCTTCGAAAAGGAGCTTGCGGATTTGACAGAGCTGTGCAAGCACATGGTAGGACTTGATAGACACCAACCATATCACAGGCACGGGAAAGCGTTTTACAAGCCGTATCGGAACTACTTCTGCGATGGAGCAAACGGAAACAGGCTGTTTGATAAGCTGACAGGCGTACCGGGACTGATAACCTCCAGACAGTCCGAGAAATATGTATACTACTACCTTACCCGCGCCGGGCTGGACTGGCTCGGCAGGCGGCTCAAGATAGAGATTGGAGATGAGAGAAAGTGAGTGAATACATAGACAAGAACGAAGCGGTTGGTGAGGGCTATCTGGCTGACTGGTATATCCATTCAGTTGCTGAATACGACGATGAAAAACTGAATGAACCTCGATGGACGGAAAAGCACATCGAGGAACTAACACAGGATTTCATCGTTATTCCAAAAGATACGCCCGCCGCTGACGTTGCACCAGTAGTGCACGCCCACTGGAAAGGCTACCATACGCAGGACCCGTACTGCTCCAATTGTGGGTTTTCTTATGACCGTGAGGAAGGCGAATATGCCCAGACAACAGATTACTGCGGCAACTGCGGTGCTAAGATGGACGAGAATGAGGTTGAAAATCTTAAACGTTGTTCGTGTGGGGACAGGCATTACTGCCCCGAAGTTGAAAAAGACGAGAACGGCAAGTGGTTTATACGCTGCCATATGTGTCGCAAAATTGTGCGTGGCAACACCATAGAAGAAGCGGTGAACGCGTGGAACAGGAGGGCTGATACCAATGAACACTAAAGCATATGACCGCTACCGGATAGACCGAAACGTATACAATGAGCTGAAATGGCTGTGCCGTCAGTACAACGACATCTGCCGGGAAATCGCGGACTGCTACGGAATATCAGCCGTGAACTACGACAGCACCGGAGCTGCTAAGGGCAATCATATCAGCGACCCTGTGCAGGAGCGTTCCGACAAGGCTATGCGGCTGCGCGAGGATATCGAGAAGATAGACCAGGCGCTTGAACAGACCACCGCTGAGCCTATGCGGAAGTACATCAAGAAAGCAGTCACAGAGGGGCTTCCGTTCGAGTATCTCGGGAATGTTCCGTGCGGTCGGCGGCAGTTCTATGAGTATCGCATGAAATTCTTCTGGAATCTTGCCCGGCTGAAAAAAGGGTAACCATTTTTTCAAAAAACGTGATATAATAATATCATGAAATACTGAAAAGCGCCCGAAGCAATCGCCCGGGCGCTTTTTCTATGCCGAAAGGAGGAACCACCATGACTGAAAAGCAGAAGCGTTTCTGCGACGAATATCTGATAGATCTGAACGGGACCCGCGCGTATAAAGCCGCATATCCAGCAGTGAAATCAGACAAAGCAGCCGGAGCAGCTTCGGCGCGTTTGTTAGGAAATGTTAGCATTCGAGCCTACCTCGACGAGCGCCTTGAACAGCTGCACAACGAGCGCACCGCCGACGCCGCCGAGGTCATGGAGTACCTCACGGCGGTGCTGCGCGGAGAGAGTGAGGCTTCCGTCGTCGTTGTCGAGAGCGTAGGCGACGGCTGCTCCGAAGCCCGGACGATCACGAAGCCCCCGGACGAGCGCGAGCGCCTGAAAGCCGCTGAACTCCTCGGTAAGCGGTTCGGGCTGTTCACCGACAAGGTGAACGTTTCCGGCAGCGGCGTAGTCCAGATCGTGGACGATATCCCAGATGGTTAATCTTCGCGACATCGTGTCGCCTCCGTTCTACGCGCTGCACCGCGACATCGCCGCCGGACTGCACACGCACTACTGGCTCAAAGGCGGCAGAGGTTCCACCAAGTCCTCGTTTGTGGGCGCGGAAATACCCCTCGGCATGATGAAGGACCCGCAGGCGAACGCCGTAGTGATCCGCAAAGTAGGGCTGTACCTCAAGGACAGCGTATACGAGCAGCTCCTCTGGGCGATAGACAAGCTCGGCGTTTCTCATCTCTGGCAGGCGAAGCTGTCGCCGCTGGAGCTTGTGTACACTCCCACCGGGCAGCGGATACTGTTCCGGGGCGCGGACAAGCCGAAGAAGCTCAAATCCACCAAGGTGCACAAGGGGTACATAAAGTACGTCTGGTACGAGGAAGCGGACGAGTTCGCGGGGATCGAGGAGATACGCACGATAAATCAGTCGCTGCTGCGCGGCGGCAGTAAATTCACGGTGTTCTACACCTATAACCCGCCGAAGTCCCAGCGCAACTGGATAAACGCGGAGGTCACAGTCCCCGCGCCGGATAAGCTCGTCCACCATTCCGATTATCGCGGAGTTCCTTCGGAATGGCTCGGGGAGCAGTTCATCGCGGAAGCAGAATACCTCCGCAGGAACAATCCCACCGCCTACGCGCACGAGTATCTCGGAGAGGTCACCGGCACCGGCGGCGAGGTGTTCCCGAACATCACGGTGCGGGAAATTTCCCCGGAGGAACGCGCCGGATTCGCGCATATCCATCGAGGTCTGGACTGGGGCTACGCCGCCGACCCGACCGCATACGTTGTCTGCGCCCTCGAAAAGGGGCGGCTGTACATATTCGGTGAGATTTACCGCTACGGCATAAAGTACGACCCGCTCGCGGAAGCGATAAGGGCTGAAAATCCGCTGAACGGCGCGATATACGCCGAATCCGCCGACCCGCGCAGCAACGACGAACTCCGCGCCAGGGGGCTGAAAATCACCGCCGTGAAGAAAGGCGCGGGGTCAGTCGAGCACGGCATAACCTGGCTCCAGAACCTCGCGGAAATAGTCATCGACCCGGTGACCTGCCCGAACGCGAAGCGCGAGTTCTGCGGGTATGAGCTTATCCCGGACGGCAACGGCGGTTTCCGGGACGAGTTCCCGGACAAGGATAACCACTCGATTGACGCGGTGAGATACGCCCTTGAAAACGACATAGGGCGCAGGAAAGCCAGAATCGGCAACAGAAAGGAGATGGGCATTTACTGATGATAAAGCCCTTCACGATATCGCGGGAAACTCCGGTCACGCCGGAGGCCGCCTGCAAATTCATCAGGGAGCATATCCGGCACACGCACGCCAGATACGACGCGCTGGAGCGCTACTACGAGGGCGATCACCCGATATGCGGCCGGAAGAAGCGTTCAGTCCTTGCGAACAACAAGCTCGTCTGCAATCACGCGAAATACATCTCAGACACTTGTGTAGGCTACTTTGCGGGCAATCCGGTGAAGTATTCCGGCGAGGGCATAGAGCCGCTCCTGGAGCTTCTGAGAGCCGCTGACAGCGACACTCAGGACATAGACCTTGCGCAGAAGGCGAGCATATTCGGCACGGCGTACGAGTTCATCTACACCGACGAGGACGGACAGCCCCGGCTGTATTCCCCGGACCCGCGCCAGGCGTTCGTTATCTACGACGATACTGTTCAGCAGAAACCGGTCGCGGGGGTGTATTATTACAAGCTCCACGACAGCGTTACGAACCGGGACACCGGGTATTCCGTGTATCTCTGCGATACTGAAAATGCCATGCATTTCACGACCGACACGGGCTTTTCTGTCACGGGCGGGGCTGAGAGCAGACCTCACGGAATGGGCGGGGTGCCGCTCATCGAGATATACAACAACTCCACCTGCGGGAGCGACTTCGAGCCGGTGCTGTCGCTCATCGACGCGTACAACGTCCTCCAGAGCGATCGGGTGAACGACAAGGAGCAGTTCGTCGAGGCGATACTGCTTATCAAGGGTTCAGTCCTCGGCGACGATAACGACGAGAAATCCGAAAGCTACAAGGCGCTCCGGGAGAACGGCCTGCTGGAGCTCGACGCAGACAGCTCCGCCGAATGGCTGACGCGGCAGTTCGACGAGAACAGCGTGGAGGTGCTCCGCAAGTCGCTGGAGCAGGATATACACAAGTTCGCGAACGTCCCCTGCATGAGCGACGAGAGCTTCGGCGGGAACGCTTCCGGCGTTGCAATGCGCTATAAGCTCCTCGGGTTTGAGCAGATAACGAAAATCAAGGAGCGCTACTTCCGGGAGGGCTTAAAGGAGCGCCTGCGGCTTCTCTGCAACTGGCTGAGCACCACCGGGAAAGCCGCTATCAACAGCCGGGATATTTCGATACAGTTCACCAGGGCGCTGCCGGTCAATGAAACCGAGGTCGCACAGCTTGTTTCCGAGCTGCGTGACATGGTTCCGCGGGAGATCCTGCTCGGGCTTCTGCCCTTTGTGGACGACCCCGATGAAGCCGCTGAGAAGGTCAGGGAGCAGCAGAACGATTTCCCGAACCTCCCGCCGGATATGACAGATGAACAGCCGTGATTACTGGGAGCGCCGCGCCGCTCAGGATATGTACGACCGCATGGGTACCGCTGAGGACACCGCCGCCGAGATGAACGCGGCGATACAGCAGACCTCCGCATACCTCGAAAAGGAAGTCAAGGCGGTCATGCGCGGAATGCAGTCTTTCGGTATCTCCGAAGCGGAAGCGAAAAAGATACTGAACGCCGCCGGTGACGGCACGGCGCTCCAGAGGCTCCGGAAAGCGGCACAGCAGGTCGGCGACCCTGAGAAGCGCGAAGCGCTCCTGAACGCGATAAACAGCGCCGGGGCGTACCGTTACCGAATAACCCGGATAGAGGAGCTGAACAGGGATATCAACCGCCAGTGCCGGGAGCTGTACAAGACCGAGAACCGGCACATCACGTCAGCGCTGCGGAATGTCGCGGAGGACAGCTACTACCGGGAGATTTTCAGCATACAGAAAGGCACGGGGCTGGGGTTCAGCTTCGCGAATTTTCAACAACAGGACGTTGACAGGATACTACGTTCAAACTGGGTCGGGGGGAATTACTCGCAGCGTATCTGGAAGGACGTAAGCGGCATGACGGCTAGGCTCAAAAACGAGCTTCTCGTCAGTATGCTGTCGGGGCGTTCCGGCGAAAAGACCGCCCGGATATTTCAAGAGCAGTTCGGGGTGAACGCGTTCTGCGCCCGGCGCATAGTCCGGACGGAGAGCGCATATGTCGCGAATGCCGCGCAGAAGTCCGCATATTCCGAAGCCGGGATAGACCGCTACAGGTTCGTAGCGACCCTCGACAGCCGCACCTGCGAGTGCTGCGCGGCTCTGGACGGCAAGGTGTTCGACCTCGCAAAGGCAAAGCCCGGCACGAACTACCCGCCCATGCACCCGTTCTGCCGCTCGACAACCATCGCGGATTTCGGAGAGGATACCCTCGCCGGGCTGGAGCGCCGGGCTAAGGACAAGGACGGGAATGCCGTTAAGGTGCCTGCGGATATGTCCTATGAGGAGTGGCGGAGGGAGTTTGTGGACAATAAATCCACCTCTGAAAACATGAAAGGACCTGCTCCGGAGATCGGAAAACGCAAAGATCCTTGTGCGAACGGGCATTACTTCATTGATAAGAGCGAAACGCCCCCGACCTGTACAGAAGATGGGAAACGTGAAAAGGTATGCGCTGTTTGCGGCAAGACCGAAGTTGAAACTGTTCCTGCCACCGGGCACAGATATGTCGATACCATTGTACAGCCGACCTGCACCGAAAAGGGGTACACGCTTCACAAGTGCAGCGTATGCGGCGACAGTTATCAGGACGCCGAAACTCAGCCGCTCGGTCATAATTATGAGGCAGTCAAAACAGTTCAGCCGACCTGCGTTGACAAGGGCTTTACAGAATACTGCTGCACACGCTGCGGTGATACATACACCGATGATATTCCCGCAACAGGGCATAAATTCGGTAAGTACAAGATAGTCACCAAGCCTACTTCCGTTTCAGAAGGGCTGAAAGTACGGAATTGCAAGGTGTGCGGCGAGAGCGATGAAGTAGTTCTGCCAAAAACCAAGACAGTTACCAAGGCTGAAAAGAAACAGAAGCTGCTTGATATAATCAACGGAGCCCAGCAAGATATTGACAAAATCGCACAGAAGCAGTATAATAATATATGGAAGAATCCTGTTACAGCCGCCGACTATAGCGCCAAGCAAAGCACAATTCAAGCCAAGAAGGATTATTTCAATCAGCAGCTTGCTTCAAATCCCGCTGACAAGGCAAAATGGCAGGTGCTGCTGAATGAGCTGGACGATTTTGAAACCCAAGGCAAGAAATATGCCGCTTTGCAGGCAACAAAGAATCAGGCGCAGTCACAGCTCACGAAACTCGCTTCAAAGAGCGGCAGTTCGGCTTCGTTTGCACCGGACTCATATTCTCAATCGAGGAAGAATGCGGCGTATTGGTTTAAGGGCAATGAGAAGGCTTCAGCAGACGCTGCGCTTCGTCCGAAAAGTGGCACAGTGTGGCAGGCAGCAAGCTCCGACGAACGTCAGGCGGCATGGAAGTATACATCAGGTTCCGGAAGCTTTAATCGTCCCCTTCGCGGATACGATGGAAACTGGTATAATTTTAAGGGTGTTGGAAATGTCAGTCTTGATAACGAGGGCAGCGGAAGTGCGATAAAGCACCTTACTGACCTGATTGACCGTTCACAGTATAACTTCGATATCTGGCTCAATCGTGGAATAGAGACTTCATCCGGCGCTGCTTCGTTCCTGAAAATTCCGGAAACGGTGCTGACAGGTGCTTCTCAAAGCGACTTGAATAACCTGCTGGTCGGCAAGGTAGTCAAGGACGAAGCGTTTGTGTCATGCGGCAGCGCAAAGGGCGCAGGCTTTTCGGGGTATATTTTCAATATTTATGCTCCGAAAGGCACTAAAATGCTTTATGCAGAGCCGTTTTCAGCTTTTGGGCAAGGGCACGGCCAGAACTGGGACGGACTAAGCGGACAAACAAGTTTCAGCGGTGAATTTGAAACGATAATTCAGCGAGGAACTGAATTCCGCATTACGAAGGTCGATAAGCAAGGGAGCAATATTTTCTTTGATATTGAGGTCGTTAATCAGCCGTAAGAAAGGGAGTGGTATGAATGGCTGAAAGCAGAAACCCCAGATGGGAAAAAGAGCCGTGGAGTACCACGGTTCCTTCCGGCGATATCCAGTGCAGGGACTGCATTTTCAGGCTTCGGCCTATCACTATTAACGGCGAAAGTTTTGACCGGTCTGCATACGGAAATTGCGAAATATATGAGTACCCTAATGCCAAGCCGAATGAGGTGTTATGGCAGGGCGATATTTGCCCGAATTACTCCAAAGAATAGAGGCGTCAGCATGAACGATAAACTGAAATCAGCCGTCTACGGACTGGCTGTCGGCGACGCGCTTGGTGTTCCGGTGGAATTTATGAAGCGCGGCTCTTTTCATGTGACCGGAATGACCGGATACGGTTCACATAATCAGCCTGCCGGTACATGGTCTGACGACACAAGCATGACGCTCGCAACCTGCGATTCAATAAGGGTGCTTGGCAGGGTCGATTGCGACGATATCCGGAACAGATTCCGTCAGTGGCTCTATAACGCAGAATACACAGTTGATAACGTGGTATTTGACGTGGGGAATACAACCGCCAGGGCGCTGCGCTGCGGCAAAGGCGAAGACAGCGAGTATTCAAACGGCAACGGCTCGCTTATGAGAATACTGCCGCTTGCGTTCACAAACGCAGAGGACGAGCTTATCGGTGAAGTGTCTGCGATAACTCATGCACATACCTTGTCAAAGAGCATTTGTATCAAGTATGTGGGACTGGCGAGGGCTTTGCTGAACGGTATGCCGCTCAAAGACGTACTTACTGACCTTGGCGAGGAAACAGCCGCACCGGCTGAACTCACTGAATCCGAAATAAAGTCAAGCGGATATGTTGTCGATACTTTCAGAGCTGCGCTGTGGAGCCTTGCAACGACCGATAATTACAAGGACGCGGTACTAAAAGCTGTGAACCTCGGTGACGATACCGATACTGTCGGAGCTGTTACCGGAGGACTTGCCGGAATCGCATACGGCATGGATGGTATACCCGGTGAATGGATAGATAAGCTCAGAGGTAAAGAGATTATCGACAGGTGCTTGTTTTAAAACAGTAACATAATAATTAAGCGCTATGCAGCAATGCACGGCGCTTTTTTATTGTCCGAAACACGCTCATGACATAAAACTGCGCGCGGAATACAGTCATACGGACGTTAAACGGAGGTAACTATGGCAGACGAACAGACAACCCAGACCACACAGGAGCAGGGCGGCGCTCAGACCGCCGGAGGTGATCCTACCACATCTACACCCGAGCCGGAGGTGGAAAACAAACCGGAAAAACCCGCTGAAAAGACGTTCACCCAGGCAGAGCTCAACAAGATCATCGCGGAGCGCCAGAAGCGCTGGGAGAAGAAAGCTGCGGACGAAAAGGCGGAGGCTGAGCGCGTAGCCGCTATGACAGCAGACGAAAAATCAAAGCATGAGCGCGAGAAGCAGGAAAAGGCTCTCGCAGACCGCGAGGCGGCTCTGACAAAGCGGGAGCGCACCGCCCTTGCAAAGGAGTACCTCGCGGAGAAGAACGTCCCCGCCGCTCTGGTAGGGGCTGTGGACATCTCCGACCCCGACGGTATCGAAGCAAGCGCGGCGGCAGTCGCAAAGGCTTTCACGGACGCAGTCAGCGCGGAGGTAGCAAAGAAGTTAGCCGGAGCTCCCCCGAAGAAGGGCGACCCCGGCGCAAAGGACCCATTCCTTGACGGACTGGGAGTTTAACAGGAGGTAATTTTAATGGCAGTAAATCTCGCAACCAAGTATTCAGATAAGGTCGACGAAGTATTCAGGCTCGGAGCGCTAACCACTTCGATGGCGGGCGGGAAGTACGAATTCACCGGAGCGCAGACCGTCAAGGTCTACAGCATGGGAACCGCTGAAATGAACGACTACAAGGCGACAGGCTCCAACCGCTACGGCAACCCCGAGGAGCTGGAGGACACCACCGAGGAGCTGACCCTCACTCAGAAGCGCTCCTTCACGTTCACCATCGACGCCACCAACGCGGTGGATTCCCCGGCGGGTATCCGCGACGCGGCAAAGGCGCTCCGCAGACAGCTCGACCAGGTAGTTATCCCGGAGGTGGACGCCTACCGCTTTAAGACCGCCGCGAACAAGGCTGAGCACGTAGCGGTCAGCGCCACCAGCAACTCCACCGCATACAGTGATTTTCTCGCGATAAACAGCGCCATCAGCGACGACGAGGTGCCTGCGGTCGGCAGAGTGGCGTACGTTTCCAACGCTTTTCTCAATGCGATAAAGCAGTGCGACGGCTACACCAAGGCTTCCGAGCTTGCGCAGAACATGCTCATCACCGGGCAGGTCGGCGACGTCGACGGTGTTAAGATAGTAGCTGTTCCCAAGAGCAGAATGCCTGCCGGCGCGTCGTTCATCATCGCTTACGGCGAATCTGTGTGCTCCCCGGAGAAGCTCGCAGAATACAAGATCCACGACAATCCTCCCGGTATCGCGGGTCATCTTGTCGAGGGTCTGGTGTACTACGACGCGTTCGTCACCGAGAACAAGAAGTGCTCCGTCGGCGTTCACTTCGGCGCTATGGGCGAGATAAGAGCGTCCATGACCGCCGCCGATTCCGGCAGGGGCAGGCTCAGGATCGCGCGCAACGCCGCCGGAAAGCTGATGTACAAGGCAGACAGCTCCGTCACCATTCCGAAGTTCGGCGCGGCGGCGACTGGATTCACCGAGGTCCCTGCGGACGGCATCATCTCCGCGACTGCCGGAAACAAGGTCGCTGTAGTTTCCGTTGTGGACGATAAGGTCGTAGCGGCTTCCGCCGTATTCGACGCGGCGGTCGGCGCATGACCCCGCTTGAGCGCTTCAAGCTCCTCGCCGGGATAACGGACGATTCGCAGGACGGGTTAATAACCGCCATGCTGTCGGACGCGGCGGATTCCGTCCGCGACTATATCGGGCGGGAGGAGGTACCGGCGCGGCTGATATCCGTGCAGGTTCAGCTTGCAGTGATAGCGTACAACAAGCGCGGCGCTGAGGGGGAATCCTCCCGCAGCGAGGGCGGAATTTCCCAGAGCTTCGACGGACTTCCGCCGGAGCTTCTTGCGCGGCTGAAAAACTATCCCAGAAAGGCAGGGGTGCTTTATACGGCTGATACAGAACAGGCTTAAAACGCTCCCGCTGACCCGTCCTGCGGCCGTGAAAAGCGCCTACATCGGCACCGAAACGCGCTGGGAGCCTGCCGGAACTATCCGCGCGGAAGTCCAGCCGCTCTCCGATAACGCCACCGCCGAACAGTACGGCGTGAAGTTCAGCCGCTCGGTGGAGCTTTTCTGCGATACCGGAACGGATATCCGCGAGCGCGACCGTGTGGAGCTTCCCGGCGGCACATACGAGGTCAGAGGGGTGACTACCTACGGCAACGTCAGGAAGGCGGTGTGCGAGCTGGTATGACGATACGGGAGCTTATCAAGAAAATGCAGTCCGTCCGCGCGGACAGCGGAAAGGTCCTCGACCGCGCCCTGCTCAGGGGCGGCGAGAAGATACGCGGAAACGCCGTCCTGCTCTGTCCGGTGGACACCGGAGAACTCCGGAACAGTATCCGGGTACAGCGGCTCGCGCCGGGCGTAGTCACGGTCGGCACCAACAAGGAGTACGCGATATTCGTGGAGTACGGCACCGGCACGCAGGGCGACCCGGGAGTGCCGCACACCGCAAAGCTGCTCTGGCGCTGGCAGGACGAACAGGGCAACTGGCACACCTCGCACGGACACAGGGCGCAGTCGTTCCTCCGGGCGGCGGTCGGGAAGAACGAGGAAAAGAAGATATACGCCATCGTCGCGGAGGAACTAAGAAAGGCTATAGACAATGCTTGATATCAACATCATTATTCCGCCGCTGGTGGAAGATATCGTCCGGCTGGAGCCGCAATACCCGGAGATAGTTCCGGAGTTCCCGCTGGCGATACTCACGCCGCTGGACATGGGTTCCGGCACGATAATTTCCGGAGAGGAACGGCTTGCGGCGGTGTCGTTCCAGGTGGATGTATACGACACGAAATTGCAGCGCTGCACTGAAACGGCGCTGAAAATCTCCGCGCGGCTGATATCCCGGGGATTCGTCCGGAACTCCGGCGCGGATATCCGGGAGGACGGACTGCACCGCCGTACGCTGACGTTCAGCGCGGCGATAGACGAACACACAGGACTAGTTTACAGGAGGTAAATAATGGAGCTTTTAACAAAGGACACGCACCTTGATTTTTCTTCCGACGACGGCGCAACATGGCTTGAGCTGTACGGTCTGGAGAGCTACCCCGATATGGGCGCCGACCCGCCCAAGGTCAAGGTGACGAACATGCGCGACGCTAACGAGCGCTATATCGGAGGCATTCCCGACGTCAGCGATATGAAGTTCGGGTTTTTCTACAACAAGGAGAAAGACCCTGACGCCGGAACGGTGATAAAGAAGAACTTCGCGAAGCTCAAGGAGCTTGAGGAAGCTGGAGAGAAGATAAAGTGGAAGCTCAACTATCCCGACAACACTTCCTACGCATGGGAGGGCAAGCCCACCGTTTACATTAACGGCGGCAATGTCGGCGAGGCTATGAAGTACACTCTCAGCGTTACGCTTGAAAGCAAGCTTGAGTGGAACGGAGGCAACACATGACGGGAGCATATCTGAAAATATCTGATGAAAAGAGCCTTGAGCTGCGCTTCACTGCGCGCCGGGCTGAGAAGCTCGAATCCGAGCTTGACTGCGACCTGCTGCTGGGACTTTCCCGCTGCCAGAGGGTCGGAGTGCTGACACGGTTCATCGCATGCGGCGCAGATATCTCACATAGCGAGGCGTGCGACGCGTACGACGAGTTCGTCGACAACGGCGGCACCATAGAGGACGCGTCCGAGGTCGTCATGACCGCGCTGAAGAACGGCGGGTTCATCGCGAAGTCGGCAGTAGAAGCCGCAAAAAAAATCCAGGGGCAGCTCCTCGACCGTGCAGCGCGGGGGAACTGATAGCCCAGCTAAGAAAAACGGCGGTAGACTGCGGCGCATATACGGAGCAGTTCTACGACCTCACCCCGGCGGAGCTCTGCGACCTGAACAGCTCCGCCGTGAAGCGCCGCACTGATGAAGCCCGGAGCCGCGCGGTGTTCGCCTGGCATACGGCGTACCTGACCGGGCTTGCTGCGAATGCTCCGAGGAGCTTCCCGCAGACCCCGGAGCGGCATTTCGGGGCGCTCATGCAGGACGATACTCCGGCATGGAAGCGCTCGCAGGCGGCGATGGCGAGGATAGCGGCCGTCCACAATCAGCATTACAGGGAGGAGGAAAGCCATGACCGTTGAGGAGCTGAACATAGTCATTTCCGCGAACGACCGGAAGTTCAACGAAGCCATCGGCGATGTAATAGGAAGGCTGGACGACCTGGAGGAGCAGTCCAGACGTTCCACCGATGATATCGGGAATTTCTTCACGAATCTCGGGCACAAGCTTGCGGCGCTCGGTATCGGAAAGATAATCGGCGACAGCATAATGTCCGGCGGCGAGCTTGAGCAGCAGCTCGGCGGCGTGGAGGTCGTGTTCTCGGAGCATGCGGAATCCATGAGGAAAGCCGCTGCAACCGCGTACAAGGACATGGGGCTGTCGGAATCTGACTACCTTGCGAAGGCAAACAAGATGGGCGCTCTGCTGAAAGGCTCCGGCTTCGATACCGGGTACGCTTCGGCGATGTCGCAGCAGGTCATGCAGAGGGCTTCCGATGTGGCTTCCATCATGGGCGTTGACGTCAAGGACGCTATGGAAGCCGTCACCGGCGCGGCAAAGGGCAATTTCACGATGATGGACAATCTCGGCGTTGCCATGAACGACACGACCCTCCAGGCGTATGCGCAGGAAAAGGGGCTCGGCAAGCTCGAAACGACCCAGCAGAAGGTCAGCGCGGCAATGCAGATGTTCCTTGACAAGACGGAGTACGCCGCCGGGAACTACGCCCGGGAAAACGACACGTTCTCCGGCTCGCTGACGACCGCAAAGGCGCAACTTGAGAACATGACCGCCGACCTCGGAACGCAGCTCCTGCCGACCGCGACTTCGCTTCTGACGATGGCGCGCGGCGGGCTAGAAGCGATATCCCCGCTCGTCGTGTCGCTGGGCAACGGGCTGAACAGCGTGGCGCAATACCTCATAGGTCTGTCGCCGAGCGCAAAGACCCTGCTCGGGATAGCTGTGGGCGCCGCTGTAGCGATCCCGGCGGCGACTAAGGCGCATGCTCTGTGGACTGCCGCAAATGAGAAATGGAACAGCCTGCTCAATATCCTCATTCCGAAGGAAGCAAAGCGCGCGAATATAATGAAGGCTGCGGCGGGGTGGCTCGTTATTTTGGCTGGACTGTTGTCTATCGTGGCTTCGGTCGGAGCGACCGCCCGGGAGATGAACGAATCCGAAGGCGCTGCGATGGAGGATACCGCCGCCGGAGCCGACAAGGCAGCCGAAAGCACTGACAGCCTTTCTGACAGCATGGCAGGGCTGGGCAAGAGTGCGGATACTGCCGAGAAAAAGCTCGCGGACATCGACACGCTGAACATATTCGATTCCGGCAGCAGCACCGGGGGTGTAGATTTCAGTGCGATAGTTGACGGCGCAGAATCCGCGCAGGATTCTGTCGCAGGACTGACCGACGATCTCGCAGGCGTTACAGGCAATCTTGATGAACTCAGCGAAAAAACAAATAGCTTTAGCCTTGATGGGCTTGCAAAGAACTTCGGAGATACCTTTAAAGATATCAGAACGGGGTTTGCAACATTCCTTGACGGTTTTAACTTCAACAGCGATACGCAGCTGGACAGCCTGCGAGTGCTTGATTCAAAGGTCAGGGAGCTTTTCGGCGATGACTGGTCAGATTTCTGGACGGGCGTCGGGAGCACGATGTACCGGGCTTTTGGCGAAAACAACAGCGAGTACGACCGGTATATGGCGCTGACGGATATTCAGAACTGGCTTGAGGATATCAATGGATTTCTCACCGGGTGGATGGGTGAATTTGGCGAAACCTGGAAAGAGTTTTGGATGGGCATAGGTTCGTGGATTTATGAGCAGCTTAATCCTGAACCAACGGATTACAGCACTCAACACAAGGAAGGCTGGGGCTCCGGAAGAATGCGCGGAGTTGATAACGCTGAATATTCGCCTGAAACTTACAGCGCCGGTAGTTTTTCTGGCAAAATGCGCGGCTACGATTACGCGGACTACTCGTCTGCGCAGAGCATGGCTGCTATCATGCCCGGCGGTTTGGCCGCCTCCAGCGGCGACATCAGACCGCTAACGGCAGACGAAACCAAGCAGGTGTTTGAAATCCACAATTACACTGTTCTTGATGGGCAGATATTAGGCGAAACCGTAACGCAGTATCAGAATAATGAGCAGACCAGGTCAAACGGATATTGACATTTGCAATGTGATGTGATATAATCTATTTAAATCCGAAAGGAATAAAAAGGAGGAATCACAATGACACCTGAATTACAGAAACCGGACGCTGCTCCGAAAACGCCCCGGGTAATTCCGCTCACACAGGAAGAACAGACTATGGCAGCTATGACGGCTATCAACATGAACCTCGCTGCGCTGCTTGAAAGTCAGCAGAAGGTCGAAAAGCTTGCAACAAAGCAGGCAAAGGACGTAACATCAATAAAAGCGGCGACAACTTTCTTCCTCATTCTGGGGATTATAGCGATGTTCCCGCTATTTGCAACGCTCATTCGCACCTGCGTGGGTTTGTGAATCTCAATTGCATATTTTGCGCTCTTGAAAAAGGGCGCATTTCTTTTGCCCGAAAGGAGGTACTTATGTCCGAGAAAACCGCCTCGATAATCAAGATAGACGGCGTAGAAATGCCCACGCCGAGCAGCTTCAAGCCGCTCTATAAGGACTACGACAGCAAAAATTCCGGGCGGTCGGAATCAATGTATGCGACCCGCGACATCATCAGGTCGGACGTCCGGAAGATGTCGTTCACCTGGATAGTGCAGACCCCTGACCTGCGGAAGATACGCGAGGCTATCAAGCCCCCGAAGATACAGGTCAGGTTCTTCGACATCAACCAGCCCGCCGACGTTCAGTTCAGCACGATGGAGTGCTACGCCGACCCGAGCCGAGAACCGGAGGTGCTCCGCTGGGAGCCTTCCGACCCGGAAAAGAGCTGGTGGAGCTTCACCACGTCATTCACGGAGTATTGATATGTACAATGTTTCAGATACCTATAGGGAGCTTATAAAAGCGCCGGTCCGGTACACCGGGATAAGCGGCGCGGCAAGGCTCCGGGACGGCACTATAATTCACCTGACCGACGACAATATTGCCGCCGGTTCCCTTTCTATAACGCAGAAAATGAACGGCCGCGGGGACTTCCGCCCCGGCGGGGTGTACTCCGGGGAGCTTTCCTGCTCCCTGAAAGGCTTCGCAGGGAAAACCAGCGACCTTGACGGCGCGGCGATACGGCTCGCGTTCATTCTGTACCACGACAGCGATATGCAGGCTGCGAAGTCCGAGACGGTGCCGCTCGGGCGCTTCTATGTGGACGGCTCCTCAATAAAGCGCCGGAACGACACGGTAACGCTTTCCGCGTTCGATGGAATGGCACTGTTCGATGTGGAGGCGACCGAGCGCTCCGGCACGCTGTATGAGCTTGTGTGCGGCGCGTGTTCCGCGGCGGGGGTCTCGCTCGGAATGACGCAGGCGGAGTTCGAAGCGCTCCCGAACGCGGCGCAGACCGCGAAGATAAACACGGCGCGTATCCAGACAGAACGCGACCTGCTGATGTATGTCGGCATGATGACCGCTTCGTTTGCGAGAATCAGCCGCAGCAACGAGCTGGAATTCGTGCCGCTCACATGTGAGAGGAACGACGGCGGAGTAATAGTCCCGGTGCGTGAAATAGCCGGGAATATCCGCTTCAATACGGATTTCTCTGACGATACGACCTGCATTGCGAAGCTGTTCACCAGGCGAAACGGCGCTGCGGTGTACTCCACAAGTGAGATATCAGCGGGCGGCAGCGAGAAGCTCGCGGTCATGGAACTGAACGAAAATCCGCTGCTTGCGGAGCTTTCCGACGACGTTGTCGCGGGGGTGCTCAACAACGAGCTTTTGCAGATGTACAAATGCCTGAACCGCGTTTTTGATTCGAGCTTCACCGGCGACCCTGCTCTTGAGATCGGGGATTATGTCCGGCTGCGGGGCGGCGCTATTGATACCGACCGGGGATACGCGACCGGTATGATAACCTCGCAGATATGGCGGTACCGGGGACAGCACACAATAAAATGCAGCATGCCCTCGTCCCTATCAGCGGTGGAGGAATCCGTGGCGACGGCCTATTCTGCGGAGACTTCTACAGAATCAAGGCAGCGCACGCAGCCCAAACCCCAGACAGAAAAGCAGATAGACGAGCTGAGGAAGCAGCTCAGCCAGTCAGGAGGAGACGGCATGCTGCACGACGTGAACGGCAGCGCCGCATGCGCCTATTTATCCAAAGACAAGGACAGCGACATTACTCAGATAACAGCGCAAGGCGTTGACGGTGATAAACAGCTATCGCTAATGTGGTCGCAAAAGCTGAAGTATCTGGGGCTAAGCATTACGGACGCAAATGGTATGCAAGGCTGTGCAATCGAGGTCGAATATGGCAGTATAAAAATCAGCGGCGGCAGCGGTACGAATATTTATGTCGGAGATGATCACGGCAGCGGCAGCCTGGACATAAAAGGCGGTGGAATACACATCACCGGCAGCTCAGGCGGCTTAAATTTCCAGGCAGGCAACAACATGTTGTCGTTCACCGGAGATACAATTTATGTTAACGGCAAAAAGGTACTTTTGGAGGGATAAATCATGACATCAAAAACAATCGTCCTCACCGGCGCGGAAATCAGGGCAGATTACAGCGGCGGCACAAACGCCTGGCTCAGGAACGACGGCACTGCAACGGTGTACGCGTCCA